GAAGCAATTGAAACAGCCGTCCAAAGAAAAGCTAGGCGTATTGCTAATAACAGCGACTCATCAGAAACTCAAAGATCAAACACTACAAGCACAGCTAGAAAAGCTAGTGAGTATTTAGACGAGCAAGGAGCAGAGGGGCTTACGCTTGACTACGGAGCAGGGCTTGGAAAAAATGCAAGAGCTATAAACGCAGACGAAACTTTTGAGCCGTTTCCACAAAAAGGATTCAAGCCTAGTTATATTGATCCTACGCTTATTCCTGAAGGGAGGTTTGGCAGACTTATTTCTACTAACGTGCTTAATGTGTTGCCGCGAGACATTAGGGATGATGCTGTACTAACAATTGGAAAGAGTTTAAAAGACGGGGGCCAAGCTGTTGTTCATGCGTGGGACATTGCAGCTATTAAAGCGAGAATGAAAAGCAAAAACTTTAAAGCAGCCGAAGAGTCTAACTCGTCTAGAAGTCTTGAAGGCGGTAAGTTTCAAAAGGGGTTTAGTAAAGCTGAACTCAGAGATTACATACAAGAGACTTTAGGTGACGGCTTTACAGTATCTACTGTGCCAAACAAACGCGGAATTAAAATGTCATCTGTTCTGATAAAGAAGATAGCTAAAGGAGAAGAGCGGCTACAAAAACACTGTGGCGGTAAAGTACTAGACACATTGAAAAGGAACCGGACGTAATGAGCAACTTTAAATACTTTAAGCTAGAAGACTTTGACTGCCAAGAAACGGGCGAGAATGAAATGTCAGAAGCGTTTATACATTGTTTAGACGAACTACGAGAAACCTGTGGCTTTCCGTTTATTATTACAAGTGGCTTCAGGTCAAAGAACCACAGCATAGAGAAACGAAAATCAAAAGCAGGAACCCATGCACAGGGGATTGCCGCTGACATAAAAGTCTCTGGAGGCGTTGAGCGTTTAGCAATTGTTAAACACGCAGCAACACTAGGCATGTCTGTTGGCGTTGCAAAGACCTTTGTGCATGTTGATACCCGCACAACTACACCAGTGTGTTGGTGCTACTAAGGAGAAACAAATGTTAGATAAATTGATAGGGCCGATTACAGGGATCCTTGGAAAATTTGTAGAAGATAAAGATCAGCGCAATGCTCTAGCGCATGAGATAGCAACGATGTCTGAGAAGCATGCCTTGGAGCTTGCCAAGGGACAACTGTCAGTCAATGCCACAGAAGCAGCTCACAAAAGTTTGTTCGTTGCCGGATGGCGACCTGCGATTGGGTGGATTTGCGGCTTTGCTTTAATGTACTCTACAATTTTAGCACCTATTATTGGCATCTGGGTTGTTGTACCTCCCGTTGATAGCTCACTTCTTACAAGTGTGCTTATGGGAATGTTAGGTCTTGGGGCCATGCGTACAGCAGAGAAGGTCAAAGGCGTTCAGAGGGAAAGGTAATGCTTGCTGAGATAGCGGCAGCTAATGCTGCGTTTAATATTATAAAAAGCGCACTGTCCAACGGCAAAGAACTATACGATGTGTCGGCGCAAGCCACGCAGTACTTTGACAACAAGTCAGCCATCGTTAAGAAAGCCCAGAAGGGTGGAGGCAAAGAAGAACTGCAATGTTTTATGGAGCTTGAAAAGATCAAAGAGCAAGAAGAATGGCTCAAAGAATATATGATCTATGCGGGACGCGCAGACATGTACAAAGACTGGCTACAATTTCAGGCTGAGTGCAAAAGAAACAGGGACAAAGAAGAACGTATGCGTAAACACAGAAGAGCAAAGAACATTACACTATTCTGGACAATCCTCTTGTGGGGAACAGGCGGTCTTGTGGTGTTGCCACTAACAATGTACATAGCCTTTATATTTTTTGGAGTTATCTAATGGCAGAAAAGAAAAAAGCAAAATCAAAAGTAAACGAAGCAGGGAATTACACGAAGCCTGCTATGCGTAAAAGATTATTTAATAAAATCAAAGCAGGAACAAGTGGTGGCAAAGCAGGGCAGTGGTCAGCTAGGAAAGCTCAGATGTTGGCTAAAGAATACAAAGCTAAAGGAGGAGGTTACAAATGAAAGGTGTTAAACATTATAAGAGAGATGGAACTGAACATACAGGCTCAACGCACAAGATGCCTGACGGATCTTTACATACCAACAAGACGCACACTAAGACGAGTGTAAAGTTATTTCATTTTAAAGACTTGTCTAAGAAAGCTCAAGCAATGGCAAAGAAGTAATGGCTCTTAAAAAATCTCAGAAGTCTTTAAAGAAATGGACAGGGCAAGACTGGACTACAAAGTCTGGAAAGCCTAGTGCTAAAACCGGAGAGCGTTATCTGCCTAAGAAGGCTATCAAGGCTTTGACACCTGCTCAGTATGCAGCAACCACAGCAAAGAAAAAGAAAGACACAAAGGCAGGCAAACAACACAGCGCACAGCCTAAAAAGATTGCAAAGAAAACCAAAACATATAGGGTCTAGATATGGCAACTCCCAGAAAAGGTAAAGCTAAAGTAAAAGTCACAGCTAGTGGCAAGAAGGTTAGCTATGGTCAAGCAGGAAAGGCAAAGGATGGCGGCTCTAGAGTTAGAGCAGGGACTTCAAAGGGTGATAGCTATTGTGCCAGAAGTCTAGGCATAAAAAAAAGACTGTCTAAGAAGAAACAAAATGATCCGAACACTCCCAACAACTTATCGCGCAAGCGTTGGAAATGTTCAGGAGCTAAGTCTAAAAAGTAAATCAAGTATGGATGAGTGCGGTCTTAGGGTTAACGTACTTGGGAACACAGTAGGCCACGACAGGTGTATGATGCGTTCTTCGCGTACCTTGGATAGTTAGCTTCTCAGCAAACCACCTACACCTTTCTAAGCTTTCCCAGTAGCTTGTTGCTGTGGGGTCTACTTCGCCACTTACCTGTACTATCAGTGAAAAGATTAACTGTTTCATGGTGACTGATGGTTCAAGGCACTAAGCTCTGCTTCTAGGAACTCATGTATGCCCTCTAGCTTCTGATTAGCAAGCCGCACAATGCTTCTTAGAGTGGACAGTTCAACACCTTTAAACACTTTACTAAGATCACTTTCAGAGATGCCACTCATTTCTGTAATGATTACCCCGTCACAGTTAACCAAGACCTTGAAGCCAATAATGTTAGCTTCGCGGCTAGACGATCTCACATGCGCCACCAGTACACGCTAACTCTTGTGATCCTGTAGTGTTGTCTTCCATTTCAAAGTTTTCTAAGTCTTCCCAACTAACGCCTTGAGGCATGGCAGCTAACAACTCATCATACTTCTCGACACTAATGTCCTCATACGGAGCTTGCTGATAAATATGGTCACTGACTGGCAACAAACTAATACCGGAGCAGATTTCAAAGTTATCCCATATCCACTGCGCTACTTGGAGGAACTCATCGTCTGTGTAATAAACTGTTATGCTTGGTTTATGTTCACACCAATGATTCTGGTAGGTTTTCCAAAGCTCTAGCTGTTGCATTGCACCTACTTGTGCAACAGTAACAGAACGATCAGGGGCCTTGACAGGGAAACTAAAGACTGAAGAGGCGGGAGACATAACGTCCTGCTCTACAGGAAATCCTTTATTTTCCATGAAGACTGCAAGCGGGTCTTTCTTGTCTGAACGGACTCTGCGAATGTATTGCTTAGAAAAGCGAGGATGAATACCACTAGCAGAATCGACAAGTTGAGAAACAGTACCGCTAGGCTTGACACATGTAATAGCGACAGACTGGCTAATCCCAAGCTTCTCAGCCCATATCTTATTCGTTTTAATAGCAACTTCTTTTAACTCCTCTAGCCATTCTTTTGTTTTGTCAGAAGAATACCCAAGGATCGGATGATCCATAATCCCTGTCATGCTCAAGCCAAGCAATGCTTCTTCTTCAGTGTTCTTCTTCCAAACGCTACGCAAGTATCGGAAGTCAGTGAGTGTTGCTTGGAGTGTGCCAATAATTGCAGCAGTCTCAACCTTCTTCTTCAAGGAAGAGAGAGTATCGTCTTCGCGGATAACAACTTCGGAGAGGTTGCAAAACTGGTTAGAACGTAACACGATTTCACTGCAAGGATTAGTTCCGAAGTCCTGATCAGCATCACGCCTACCGTTACGTCCTGCAATCTTCTGCGCTGCAACTCTACTAAAGATACCACGCTCACCTGCTTTAGACTCATACATGTTCTGCATCTCTGCTAAGAACGCCTGAAAGTCTGGCTTCTCAGTATATGCTACGCTGTTGTTAGCCAACGCTCTGTGTCCTTCGTTCCTCCACCAGTCACCTGACTTAGCTTTAGCCATGCGCTGATCAGAAAGATTAGATAAGCTTATGAGTGCTGAACGTCTAACGCCACCAACAACCACGATGTCTGCAATCTTACAAACGATGTCATGGCAATCAATAGATGTTAGCTTGCGCCCATATGCTTTTAGAAAAACCTCAATACAAAAGTTAAACAGATCAACCAAAGGCTCTGGGCCTGAAGCACGACCACCAAAGGTCTTGAGTCTCTCACCTGCACCACGCACTCGACTAACATCCCACTTAGGGATCTTACCTGCATACAGCATAGCAATTAACTCGCGGAATGCTGATGCCCAACCAATCTTGCTGTCGCTTACCATGATTACGCTATCAGTCTCATGGAATGTTTCAGGGATCTCTGGTAGTTTGTTAATGAAGTTGCGCTCTACGCTAAAGCCAACGCCTGTGCCACACATGAGTACATACATCAACTCATCAAAGCTACGAGGCGAATCAATGTGCAAGTAACTACAGTTAAAACCTGCTACATTGTCTTTGTCTAGTGCCTTACCTGCTGTCATCATGCAACGCATAGACGGCATGACTTCTAAATTGTGTATAGAATTAAATAACTCTAAGGCTACCTTCTCATCTATCTGTTCACGATCTTTCCAGAAGTCCACATACCTGTTGACTGTTTCGTGCCACGACTCTCTGCGACCATGCTCTGGTATCCAACGCGCATAGCGGCTCTTGTGTATAAACTGTTGGTACTGATCCATTATTCTTCCTCTAAGTTAATGCTGTCTAATTCTACTTCATTAGATAGCTGATTTAAATACCACATAGCCTTGTCTATATCCTGCTTGGGGTTGCCCTTGTACTGATAACGCCACAGGTACTTTAGGACATTGCCTTTTAGATAACCTCTGTAAGACTCAGAAGACATAGACTCTTCTATTGCCATTATACATTCTATGTTGCCTGTGTTGTAGTGCGAAGGTCTGTTAATTAAATCTTCTTTTTCTTCCTGCTCTTGAGCTACTAGCTTTTTATAGACTTCTGAATATGTCT